ACTGACGCTCAGGGGGTCAAAACAGGTGGCTCGCGCCGCCGGTGATGAATACCTGAATTTTGCATTCGGTTGGACTCCTCTTGTCAATGAGCTTGCCAACGTTTTGAAGGTTGGCATGACTCTTGAAAGAGCCGTGTACTACGAGTCGTTCCGTAGATCACGGAGATGGGATGGACCTTCCACCTCGTCTGTCGTACAGGATTTGGTCAGTGTTTCATGCACTGGCCTTCCCTATGACAGTGGATCCTTTACCCTTCCGGGTGAGGTTCCAGGTGGGAGTACTGGCTATGGTGGTTTGTTTCACCACCAGGTCACTACAGTGGAGTCGGAAGACTACCACTGGTCATCGCGGTATACCGGACTTGCAAAAGCCGGAATCCGTGCGAATTCCCTATCTGATCAGGCAGCAGACACACTCAAGAGATTGGGAGCTGTTGATGACCCCAGATTTCTCTGGGATCTGACACCTTGGTCCTGGTTGGTTGATTGGTTCACCACTATGGGTGACTCGATCTCCAACGCACGCACGTACGCCCCGATCAACGGGAAGTACACTGCTGATTTCGCCTATCTGACAACGAAACGTGTACGAAGCGTTCAAGGGATGATTACTCGTCCCTACGCGGCTGTACCGTCTCATTGGAAGCTTCGTCTGACAAAGCCCTCTTCTGGGGCTATTTCAACGACGAAGTGGCGAGATCGAGCGACACCTTTCGGTTTCGGTACGCAGTTGGCGAGCCTCAGTGGCTCCCAGTTCGCGATCCTTACTGCGCTCGGGCTTGCCCGAACGCGGTGACCACAACTGAACAACAACTGAAGAACAATTCAACATGGACAGGAGTCCAAGATGGCATACACCGACCCTCAGACCGTTACGATCAGCGGCACCCCGATCACCCTTCCCAGGGTGCTCACGGGTACTACCGTTGGTCGGTTCATCAGCGCTGATGCGAATGATGAACTGACGATCGATCCCCGCGGCACTGCAAAGCGCCGCCGCAACGTTGCGCGTTCCTACAAGAAGCGCTCTGTTGTTGATCCTCTCGGATCGGGGCTTTCGGTCATCGTCCAGGACATGGTTTCGATCACGATTGATCGTCCATCGACTGGAGTCACAGATGCTGAGATCGAAGCTCACGCTACCGGTCTCATCACCTGGCTGACGGCCTCGTCCAACGCGAACTTGAAGAAGCTCATCGAGGGCGAGAACTGACACTGTGGACGGCTTTCAGACCATTCTGATCCTTGCCGTTCTTGTCCTTTCGGGCGGCACCGGTCTCGCGATCGGTGCCCTCCTAGGGGCTGCAGTGTCTCGCCGGGGTAACCCGGCGTAGGTGCTCCCATCTTGGCTTGGAACACTAGCCCTTTGAAAGGGGGCAGCGTTGAAAAGCCAAGTTATTCTCCTTGAGCAACTCCTGCTGGACGCAGGAGAGGCTCTCGGGTTCAGCGCGGAACGTGACATCGTCACGCTCAAACAAAGATTCGAGATTGAAGGCGAAGCCTTCCTCACGATCGCTCTCCCACGACTCGACGACTTCCTGTTGGAAGGTCTTCGAACCGGTTGCGCCCCATCCTTTCGAGGGTGGGCAACGGAGGGTGAAGTCCCCAGATTCCTAAATGGAGCCTGGAGGCTAATCTTTGATGGGTACGGCGAACTACTTCCGCACCCCAGCATTCCGGC